ACGTTTACCATGTTTGATATCGATCTTGCGTAGTTTGGCATCTTTAGCAATTTCAGGCGTATATCTCTCACTGAGATACTCTCTAAACTCTACCTCTGCCTCACACTCATTGATATAATCTGATGCATAAACATATCCTGTGCCAACACGATTCCATAGTGGGATATTCCATACCCATCCTGCATCCATTGCAACACAGTCAGTATATGTTTCCATCTGATTCTCACGATCAGAGTATGGAATCTGTGTTGCTAGTGCTGTATCATTGAATAGTTTATCCTTAAATGATATAAACTCACTACCCATGTGCTGCTCAAGTAACAGTGACTTGAAACCTGTGCAGTCAACATATAAGTCTGCTTTGATTAGTCCATCCTGATCAGTAACAAGTGAGTCAATACTACCATCAGGGTTCTTCATCACCTTCTCAATCGTGCCCTTGAGATGTAACACACCATTAGGAATACAGATGGTATCTCTTAAAAAGTTACCAAACAATCCTGCATCAAAATGATATGCAGTGTCCTTGTCCATACTATAAATGCAGTCAGGGATAGCATCGGCAGAGATCTTACATCGATCTGCTAAGTATGTCTGATTGTTTGCAAAGTTAGCAAATTGCTCTGGTGGATACTTCTCCATACCATATTCACATTGCAACTCAAAGTATCTCATCAGTGAGTCTTTATAATCAAATAGATCAAACTCTCCGAATGGATATTGGAATCTCTCTCCCTTACCATCTCTGAAATTCTTAAATGCAATTGATGTCTTGTAAGTTGCATTACATGCAGGCATCCAGTCTTTATCTTTCAATCCCAATCTTCTTAGGAATCGATTGAAGTGTCCTAATGTAGACTCACCCACACCAATTGGTCCCTCAGCACCTTCAATCAGACCAATCTGCATCTTAGGGAATGTTTTGGATAGCATTGCTGCTGTCATCCAACCACTGCTACCACCACCAACAATAACAATAGATTCAACTCGCATATAATGTCCTCAAATAATAATTAAGCGGTGTCGTCATAGTATCTATACCCTGATAAGGAGGGATCTCAAATGTATTTGCACGAGCATTAGTAGGCACACCACCAAAGAATTCCATTTCATCTAGTATAACATCATTAAATGGATTCCATCCATGTCCTGCCATCACACACAACAATGAATCACTCTCCCATGTAATCTTAATAGGGAAGTGAATTGATTGCTCCATGTAATTGATCTGAGCAGACTTAAACAGATTATTATATGGATATCTGATATTAGAAACTGCTCTCCAATATGGTGAGTCATTGCGTTGAGTCATTGCATAATGCAGTGCAACGAAAGATGCAAACCCATCAAAATTATAGTTGGAGTTGTTATTGAAGGTGTCTCTCATAAACTGAGTGACATGATCCTTACCTGCCATTACTCGGCAGAATTGTGTTAAGAATGTATGTGTAGATAGCAGACCATTTGACTCTAGAGGTTCGATGAATCCTGCACTCAAACCAATAGAAATGACCTTACCATTCCATATCTCTTTCTTACGTCCTGTCTTATATTCTATCAGTCTAAATCCATGCTCATCACTATCAACCTTGAGGTGAGTTGCAAACTCATGCAATGCATCATCTACAGAGATATACTTATCACAGAAATTATATCCTGTGCCGATTCTCTCCCATGTTGGCACATTCCACACCCATCCTGATGACAATGCAGTGCAATCAGTGACAGGTTTCAACTCCTCTTCTTTATTAATATAAGGAAGACGTGTTACCCATGCTCTATTGTTAGGTAGATAGTCACTGTAATCAATCCACTCACTATCATTCAGCAGTGATTTGAATCCAGTACAATCAAAGAATAGATCATAGTCTTCATTCAATATATCCCTAGTTACATGCTCTTGCTCATACCTTACACCACGAGGTATTGCATAGTTTTCCTTCAACCAGTTTGCAAACTTAACTGCATCAAAGTGAAACCCTGTTTGTCCACCAATCTTAAAGTATTCATGATCAACAGGCAGCAAATTCTTTTCAGCACAATATGCTGTTACATAAAAGTCTCTGGCAAACTTATCATTAGTCCACCCACGTTTTGCCTGAGCATACCACCACACATCTGGTGGGACATCAACATCAGTTCTTGGCAAACCAAAAGGATACTGCCAAGGTCTATCACCAACTTTATTAAAATTATGAAACCTTACACTAATCTTATAAGTTGCATCACATGCAGGCATCCACTCTTCATCCTTAAGACCTAGGAAATGCGTCCACTGTCTAAACAATTGCGTCGTAGATTCACCCACACCAACACTGGCAACTTTGGGCGATTCAATCAGGGTTATATCCCAATTTGGAAATGCTCTTACAAGAGTAGAGGCGGTCATCCAACCAGACGATCCGCCACCAACAATACAAATTTTCATATAATAAAGAAAGTCCTAGACTTTAGATCACTATCTTACACAGGTGGGGTCCAATTGTCAACCCAATCTTCCCATGACTTACGTCCTTCTAGTTGCTGATGCCTAGGATTAGGCACAAATTCAGGAATAGTACGAGGTGCCGTTGTGGTTGCTTTCACATTATCAATATGATCTTTCCAAGTTGTAGTGCCGTTAGCAGCATCTGCAAATTGCATGTCTAGTTGCTGACCAACAGTGCCATATGCTAGCACGCGAGTAACTTCTGCACGCGCTTTGATGTCCTCAAGATCATCCCTATGAACTACAACTCCATTGATCATAGTGTGCTCATAGGTGACATCATCAGGGACTGGCACCCACTTCATACTAGAGTCTGGACCTTCATAGATCTCAAACTTATCTTCTTCATCGCAGATGTCGTTAAGTTGACCTGTCGCTGCGTCGCAGATTGCCCATTTAGCCATGATAGATTAAAATCTCCTTCGTTGTTATTTATCAGCTGTAGTATTCGTAAACTACAACAACACCTTCGCGACCTCTTGCGCCTCGGTTGCCGTTTCTTGATCCGTTACCACCAGATCCCCACGCTGCGTGAGATTGGTGTCTATGTGAATAGTTTGACTGGTTATGTGATGATGGTTGAGATCCACCCATGTAGGAAGATCCTGCCGCATGGTTACCATAAGAGTGGTTAGATCCGTGACCGTTGCCACCTCCACCATAAACATTTAGCGTACCACCTGATCCATTGCCGCCAATTCCACCAGCATGTTGTTGACGACAGTTGGCACCATATCCGCCCGATGCTGAGCAGAATGATCCGAAACTTGATGAGTTACCATTACCACCACATCCAGCGTAGTTAGTACCACCACCTGGATTACCAATAGTAACAGAAACACTTGATGTATTAGTTACATCAATAACTCTTTGTGAGCAACCACCAGCACCTGCTGATTCACAATAACCTGATCCCCCGCCACCAGCGCCGACTACGACGACTTTAATTGATGCAACACCACTTGGTCTAGACCAAGTGCCATTAGAAGTCCATACTTGCATGGATCTGAATCCACCTGTAGCAGAAACTGCTGCCCACTGCAGATTGCTACCATCCGTGGATAGATATCTACCACCTGAACCACTAAAAGCGGGCACAACGTAAGTAGATGATCCAGAAATACTGCCGTTGATGTTAAGGTTGGTGACCTTTAATTCACCGTTCGCAGTGATAGATCCACTGTTGAGGGTAAAACCTCCAACACCAGAGGGATCTTTTACTGTAGTGACTTTTAAGACGCTCATTTCGTAATGCCTTGACTTAGTATTTATCCGAAGAATTCTTGGACTACAACTACACCCTCACGTCCTCTAGCACCTCGGTTACCATGCTGAGATCCGTTACCACCAGCACCCCATGCGGCGTGTGATTGATGTCTATGGGAATAGTTTCCTTGACCATGAGATGATGGTTGTCCACCACCATAATATGATCTACCAGAGGAATGGTTACCATAACTGTAGTGTGATCCATGACCATTACCACCGCCACCGTATACATTTAGGGTGCCACCTGATCCATTACCACCAATACCACCTGCGTGCTGTTGACGACAGTTAGCACCATATCCACCAGATGCAGAGCAATAACTACCGAAAGACGAGGAGTTACCGTTACCACCACATCCTGCATAGTTTGTGCCACCACCAGGATTGCCGATAGTAACAGAAACTGATGAGACATTAGTCACATCAAGAACTCTTTCAGACGTGCCACCTGCACCTGCTGATTCACAGTGACCAGATCCACCACCGCCTGCTCCAGTAACAGTTACGATGATAGATTTACAGTTACTGGGTCTAGTCCAAGTGCCATTAGATGTCCACACTTGCATAGATCTGATACCAGATCCACCACCAGCACCTGCCCACTCAAGACCAGATGCACCTGCTCTCAGGTATTTACCTGCGTTACCAGACATATTGGGGATAATATAGTCACTGTTACCACTAATCTTGCCGTTAATGACAATGTTAGAGACAGTCAACGTCCCGATAGCATGAATTTTACCTGTGGAAAGGAGAAATCCAGTGCTATCAGAAAGATCTTTGATAGATGATACTCTAATCTGTGACATAATAGTCTCTTTTTTAGTATTTATCCGTAGAATTCGTGGACTACGACCACACCCTCACGTCCTCTAGCACCTCTGTTACCGTGCTGAGCACCATTACCACCAGCGCCCCATGCAGCATGAGACTGGTGTCTGTGAGAATAGTTTCCTTGACCGTGGGATGCTGGTTGTGTCCCACCGAAGTAACTCACTCCAGCGGTGTGGTTACCATATGAGTAGTGTGATCCGTGTCCGTTACCTCCACCACCGTAGATGTTGAGGGTCCCGCCACTTCCGTTACCACCATATCCGCCTGCGTGCTGTTGACTACAGTTTGCGCCGAGTCCACCACCTGCACTACAATAGGATCCAAAGGAAGAAGAGTTGCCACTTCCACCACAACCAGAATAATTAGTGCCTCCACCTGGGTTACCAATAGTGACTGAAACTGATGATACATTGGTCACATCAACTTGTCTCTGTGAAGTGCCACCAGCACCACCAGATTCACAGTATCCGCTACCTCCACCACCTGCACCTGTCACAGTAACCATGATAGTTTTAACACCAGATGGTCTGCTCCAAGTACCATTAGAAGTCCATACTTGCATGGATCTAACACCAGCAGCACTGCTCAGGTCACCCCATTGAAGGACCGCACCATTATTTGTCAGGAATTTACCCTGATACGACGATGGGTTTGGGATAATATAACTTGAAGTGCCTGCAATAGTCCCATCAACTGAGAGATTAGTAACGGTTAACGTGCCGTTAGCAGTCAATCCACCACTAGACAGGGTGAATCCACCGATACCCCCTAAGTCTTTAATAGCGTTTACATTTAGCTGTGCCATGCTACTTTAATTCCTACGTTTTATTTATGAGAACACGAAGACGATTGCGCCACCGCCTCCACGACCACCAGAGTTGCCGCCACGTCCAACAGAACTACTAGGTCTATTACTACCTGTGGCAGAGTTTCCTCCAGTGGATCCATTAGACATAGTGCCACCAGTTACACCACCAGTGTATCCTGATCCACCGCCACCAGCACCTGGACCTGACGAACCACCTCCGCCACCACCCCAGTAACCTCCACCACCGCCAGCGCCAGTGCTACCACCGTTGCCACCGTTAAGTTGAGTACCTGTGCTGCCGTTAGCGCCAGCGTTACCAGCAGATCCACCACCATTCTGTGATGCTCCGCCGCCACCACGAGAGCAGCAGTTACCAGCATTATTGCCTGATGACCCACCGCCACCGCCACCGTTAGCAGTGTCACCTGATCCACCACCACCGCCTGCAGCGATGATGATTGCATTGCTATATGAATATGAGGATGAGAAGACACCAGTCAAACCACCGCCTCCGCCACCGTCGCCATTGCCTCCAGTGTTAGCACCAGAGTCACCACCGCCAGTATTATTTCCTCTATATGCATCATTGGGCGAAGGAGACTGAGATCCACCCTCACCTGCTCCACCTACCATAACTTTATATGTGCCAGGTTGGAAAGTATAATCGCCCTTGGAATATCCACCACCTCCACCTGTCTGACCACCAGTTCTTTTAGTGCCGCCACCACCTGCTCCCCACATATACATTGTGGCAGAAATGGGCGAATTAATGGTTAGCGTAATATCATCATATCCTGTGCCACCATTTGATTCGGCATTGATTGTAACGGTAGTGCCACCTGAAGCATCCGCATTATATTGACCAGTGAATGCTGCAGCAGGACCACCACCGCCACCGCCGCCTGCACCTCCAGCGCCACCACCACCTTTGGTTGCAATAGTTGCACCAAGTGCCGAAAACTTACCACTAAATCCAATGCTCATGACTCGAAGTTTCCTCCACTACCTAATACTGTAAACTGACCTGTGCTACCAGTGTTGAATGCAATGAATGATAAAGATACCACACAAACCGCACCACCACTATGCCCAGGGGCAGATCCACCTGCCCACTTAATCGTTTGTTGTTGACCATCTACATTAACTGTATCTGGGACACCAGTACCACCAGCGTCGTTAATAACAACAGTGATTGTATATGCCGCGTTATCTGTGGGCATATTATTAATACTTAGGGTGAAATTACCACCGCCAGATTTTTCAACAAAGATAGCATTATTGTTGTTAAAATCGTGGGTGATATTACCACTGGTGTTGTAGAAAGTCAGACTTTCTTTTGTTTCAGAGAAGTGTAACGTCCCTGTGCTAGTAATATTCCCAGATGTAATCTCTGTAAATTCTGCAGTGCTGGAGTCTTCCTCACCGATAATGTTCCATGCAGCACCATTCTCAATGGTAACTGTGAATCCATTATCAATCTGCACAGGACCAATCGTGGCACCGTTAGCAAACTCTAGACCACCATTAGCAGTAGCACCAACAGTTATATTCTCTTTAATATTTTTCCCGTTTGTCCTGATGATCGAATCTTCACCCAGTGAAGGACCACCACCACCAACATCATCCCAACCAGCAACACCTTGAGCAGCATCTGCTTTATAGATCTGCGCCATATCTTCGGTGCTGTTATACACCAAAGTGCCAAAGGCAGGAGTACCTAAGGCATTAACAGCAGATTGATTGAGTGAAGGAAGATTGATCTGCTCGGTTACCTGCAATGCCTCAACAATGGCACGGGTAACCTGATCAATCTGGTTTCCTATAATCTTAGTGGACATTCGAGACCCCGATTAGTGTAACTATTTATTTTTTTAGATAACCAATTCACGGATTTGAATAGCGTCTCCAGTCTGTGGAATAGTGCCAACTGAGAAATCTACAGCGTTAGCAGTGACTGTGTAGTCAGTCCCAGGACGTTGACAAACACCATTCAAGAATACTAATAACGAATATGCATTATGACCAGGCGAGATAGCAAAGGATGACGTTGATCCATTGCCTGTATACATCACGCCGTTGTTTCCATTATTAATTCCAGTCGCCAGAGAGTATTTATCAGCGCAACCATATTTACCAGTAACATCAATGTCACCGCTAACCATTACGTTGCCAGCAATTTTCATGCGATTGGATGCATCGGGTGCGATGCCAATACCATAATGTGTTTCACCACTGAATCTATTAGATGTGATAGGTGTAGTATCACTTAGACCAAACTTATACCATACACCTGAGTCGTAAATCCAACCCAAAGCAGTGCCTGGTGCCCAATCAATGTTATAGCAGAGATCACCGCTGTTGTATGCTTCAGTAGCATCAACTTCGGGGTTACCTAATGAATCCTCTTCTGCCATGAGGATGTTTCTTAGCACCGTGCCGTCATCATTCGACAGGGTGAAGTTAACTGTCTGGATAGTATCCTGTGACGTAATCTTCTTCTGGAAGGTTACAGGACCAGAGAATACAGATTCCAACTGGTTAGATGCACCACCAATAACAGTTAGTTTATCAGTCAGCACCAACTCAGAGAATGTCTCAATGGTTGTACCTTCTTCACCCAACACGTTAAGTTGTGCAATATCTTCGTTAGTGATCTGACCTGTAACTGGGTTAATAACTTGGTTACCAACAAACAACTCACCATCAGAGTTAACACCAGAGTAGTATGCAACACCTGCTGCTTCTTTCAGTGACTGAGACAGGCGAACTTGGGCAGGACTGAGCACTTCCACCTGTGTAGATGGGAATGCAGTTGAGTAGTTACCAGGACCGAAACCAAGATACTCAAACGTGTGACCAGATGCTCTAAGAATAGAGTATCTTCTCAATTCACAGAGAATAGGTTGGACACTATTGTCAGCGTTAAGTTTCAATGGGATCTTACGATCTTCTGCTTCACCTAGGCGTGCCGTGACAGAAATACCATTCAGCACGTTAGATGTAGTGTTATAACCTAAGTTATTCTCACTCTCAAGCAGGAAGAATTGTGATGATTCCTTTGTAATAGATCTCTCTGTATCCTTATTGGGGACAGGAGATGCACCATCAGTTGTAGTAACTAAACCTAGAGTTTCGTTGTCTGCAATAGACACAGATGCTGCAGGATCAGCAACAGGGTTATCTCTATCGAATGCAGGATAGAGGTCAACTGTCTGCTGTGAGAAGAAGAAGTCGTTGAAGTTAGAGGTAGATGGTGATACTGAAGCATTCAACAGTGTCAGATAGTAGATACCATCGGTAACACCTCTTTCAAATGTTTGATATGTCTCAGTAGCATAGACATAGTATGTCTTACTGTATGCAGGAGAGTTTGTCTCACTGGATCTAGGTTGTAATACGAAACCAGTGATGGGTTCTCTAGGCACTGGGAATGCATCTTTGTCCAGCACATAGCGATAACGATATACTCTGTCAACCAAGTTACGAGCATCAGGCACACGACGAATGTATGTCGTAGGTGTGAATCCGAGGTTTTGATAGAGTGAGTTTGCTTGTAGCGTAGTATAAATGGTATTCTGTGCTGCGTTACCGTCAACCTGAATATACCATTGATTGTTGCTACTATCCCACTTGAGTGGTGATTCATCATCACCAGCACGGGTGCCAGTTACTTCCTTACCAGAAGGATTAACGTCTGCATAGTGTGCAGTGGGTTCAGACGCGCCAGATGCAAGCAAGAGGACATATAGACGGTCAGGGGTGTTAACGTCGTCTCTTCTCGCACCAACAGTATAACCTTGGACCTTACTTGGTGGTCTTCCAGTTTCTACTGTGTATCCATATATGAATAGTTTAGTTGGGTCTGCTACAGATCGGGTCTTGGTAATATCAATTGTGACCCAGTTGATTGAAATTTCATCAACATCTGACAGCGACTTGGGAGGAATAACGTGGGTAATTTGCCCAGCTTTATCCTTAGTAAATGATGCTGCTTTGAAACCTTTGCTTCGCAGCGATGTATTTCCGAAGTTAGAGTTTGAGTTAGTAATGGATAAGTCACCACCAGACTCACTAAAGAAATGGTCACCAAATCCCACAGCAAACACAGACACAACCTGAATGAATGAATCATTGGATGCGTGGATATGGACGTGACGCCACCCTTTACGATACTTACATAGTCCGTTAATGTGTGCGCCAGATCCAGAAGCTTGTGCTTCATAGTTTCCTGTATTGGGGTTATACAGCACGAATGCACGGTCATCCTTTTGAAGGGAGATTCCCGTGAATTGAGCCACAACCATCGACTTAAATCCAGTTGCTTGACTACCATCGGCGTGCATACCGTTGATACCCCAAACACTTCTTAGTGATAGGTTAAAGACATATGGTGAGGCAGAGTCAACCGTGTCGATCTCAACCTTAACTAGGACATTACTACCCAAAGCATTACCTGAGGGCTCTGCTGACATCTGATAGGTAAACTGGTTACCCTGTGCAGATGTTACCAGGAATGATCCATTATAGAGGAGAGCATCTTGGTCAGTAGGACCTGTAACCCCAGAAATATTAACAGCGACACCCACGGAGAATCCATGATTCTTCGGGTTACCAAGTTCATCAACGGTGAATGCTGTGGCGGTTTGTCCATTTCGGATGATCTGTGAGACTGCAAATTCGTCGGAAATAGGACCAACGATTCTGTTTTCCTCGACCCTTGGTTGCAACTGGTCTTGTGATGGCAAACCTGAAGTATCAGGAATAACTGCATAACCTTTAGAGATCTTCTGATAGTAGAGCTCTAGATCAGCACCGTTGGCATACTCAAAACAAGTAATCTTATGGTGTGAGAAGTTAGGTGCAATCTGACTCAGGTCATCTCTATAATAGACACCAGTATTGTCCCCATCAAAGAAGGACATCTGCCAGAAATAACAACCACCAGTTAACCTAAAGATAGCAGAAGGGCCAGGTTCATTAGCAGCAGTAATACCGAGACTACCCTGTACCGTGGGATAAGGGACGTATTTCGGAATGATTTTGGTTCTACGAAGGTCCGAACCAACAACAGAGACACCACGAGGGCAAATAACACCACCACGAGTTGAATTAAATTTATAAAGCTCATTACTAGCAGATGTCAGATCAAAGTTGGTGTTTTCATTAAACGGTTGGATCTGGTTGTAGTCCGCAAGACCAGGACGGTTATCAATAACATACTCTGATGGATACAGGTAGATACTGAATGCGTCAAATTCGTCATTACTTAGACCAACACGATACGAGAAACGTGCCACTTCAAGGAAGGCACGTTGCAGCGACTTAAATGGACGCAATGCCGAGTTACCTCGGTTATCAAATGCGTCCGATGCATCAAAGTCATCAGGGTTGACGTAAATAATACGCCCAGTCCTTGACGTGATTATATTTTTAAGACGTGTTAATGCCATCTTCTATAAGAGTCCTGCTATATGGTTATTTATTAAGGGTCAAGACTATGGAGCAGCGCCACCGTCATCTTCAGTTGAAATCTTAGTCATGTTGATAACAGTGAGATCATCCGAAGGAGACTCGAAACCATTAACAACGTAACTTAGATCAGCAGCAGAAGAATAGACGAGCAGGTTCTGTCCTGGACCCACTACGATACCAGAATTCTTTTCTGTATCATTTGCTGCAATAGCATTATCGTAGTAGAGGTAATCTTCTGCACCGTAAAGTCCAGTGGATCCTGTTTGCTCAGCAGTAGAGACAGTAGCAGCATTAAATGTTAATGCAGCACCACCACCGTTGCCTAGTTGTGAATCATTGATTTGAATAGTTTCAGCAGCAACGAAGTCTTCGCCACCATCAACAATAGTGACAGTTGCAGCACCAGACCCGTCAACAACTACAGTGAATTTTGCCTTGGCAATATCACCTGCTGCAGCAGTGGCATTTGCGGTCAAATTACTATATGTGTTAGCAACACGAGCAGCATCAGCAGCACCAACAGTGTCAACAGACAGAATCTTACCAGTGACTGCTTTAGTCATGATACGAGTGCCATTATTTAATGTAGGTGAGTCAAGAAACTCAGTGTTATCTGCAAATGTAGTAGATCCTTCACCTAAAGCAACCTTCAAGTGTGCTTTTGCAGGATCCCAATCCATCACATAACCATAAGGTCCAGCAACAATGCCACTCTGTTGGACAGTTTGGGTTACGTTGTTAACAGTGAAACTATCACCTGCAATCAGGGGCTCACCACCAACATCATAGATATAGACTTGCTCGTAAGAAGGATCAGTTTGGACGCCAATATTAAAACCGATACCAGTTGTTGCAGCAGGAGGACTACCAACAGTGCCATCTGCGTATACAAACAGTGAAATTGAGGTATTCTCATCGATAGAAATCGATGTGTATGCACCTGCTTGACCTGCAGTACCTACCTTACTAACACCCTGTGTATATTCTGTGCCAGGAGTAGCGTCATTAGGACCCTCTACAGCATCACCAGAGAATTTCAGAGGATAGTTTGCATTAGAAGCATTACTTAGATCAAACTTATAAGTAAGGTCAATGTTAAGCGATAACTGACCGACATAAACATGATCAGTAGCAGAAGCTCCAGTTAAACTACTTACATACCTATTTTCAACAACTGCACTCTGGTTAGTTAAGAAACTAAGACCAGCAGAAGCATTGGATGTGGATCCAGTAATTGATTCTCCTTCTTGGAAGTAGTTGACCAGATAGGTGCCGTTATCTGTCAGCAGAGTAACGTTAACACCATCGTTATGATCAACATCAGCAGTGCCATATCTAGAGCGAGTCAGAGTAAGGTCGTTACCGTTAACCTGATCAATAGCGCAGAGTTCGTTGTCAATTAGGACAACACCACCAGATACAAATCCAGTAGAGTCAGTAACAGTTAGAGTTGAGTCACCAGTGACAAAAGTTGCACCCTCGTTAATAGTTGTAACAACAGCAGATGCAGACCATGCATTAGATGCAAGACCAGCAGGAATTACACGAGCACTGGTATTTAACTGAGCACGGGTAACAGTTACTTGGTCAACAAGATCATTGATACCAGATGCAGCGATCACAACAACTTCAGCATCTGTATCACCCAACTCACCTAGAGTCACATACATGCCATCAGCAAGACCCGTTGTGCGGGAGAATGCCATGGTTGTAACACCAGTAGCATAAGGAGTATATTCAAAATATGCTCCAACTGAGTCACCACCACGATATACAGCAGTATAACCAGATCCACCTCCAGTTACAGTCTCACCACCAACAAATTCACCTGCAATACTGTCAGGAGTAAATTGAGTGTTGGAGATCTCCTTTACCTGTGTATAGTAGACAACCTCACCCGATGCCTTGAAAATATCAAGGATCTTACCAGTTGAGTTGTTGGTGGTAGTAAACTCAGTGCCAGGAATAGCATCACCAAAGCTAAAACCAGGGTTTAGAGTAACTTTATATGCCGAGATGGGATTTCCCTTGGCAAATTTATAAGTAGATGCCGATCCACCATTCTCAGATTCGGGTCCATCTAGGTGCAGCACCTGATCGTAGTCCCTTAATGCCATCCGATAAGTGGCACCACTACCAGACTGGTTGCACACATTAACAACTGTGCTGCCAGTTACGGTAGTAGGACAACGATAGAGGACCGTATTAGCGGTCGCTCCTGGTTTTTTAGCTGCGAGTCTTCCTGCTGTCATTTGTTAATTACCAACCTGCTTGGAAAAATGATTGTAGTCTTAGTTGCCCACCTAACACAGGTGCGGCAAGTGCTCCACCGAAACTAATTGCAACATCACTAATGTTATTAGTGGATAGAAGTGTTGCATCAGCGTCAGGGAACTGAATGGAGCGTGCTCCAGTCAAGTTGCTGGCATCAATAGTCATGATGCCGTTAACGTCTTCTGGGTTATTTATCTTCGCCAGTTCTAACGTTTTATTATAAAGAGTTTGTGTCTTCCTTTCAGCAACCAACATGTTAGATGCTGTGCCGTTATTCAAAGGTGCTGCTGGATCATCATCAGGGAAACTAAACGCATAGGTTTGGTTGTCCTCAATGTTACTGAGATCCAATTGGATCTTTCTAGTATCATCACCAACGTCAGCAAAGATTGCACCTTTGTAAATCTTGTTACTAAGTGTCTGTGACGATGCTTCACCAACTACCCTAATATTCATATCAGGGAAAGTCACCACACGGTTATTACTTAACAGTGAAGAGTCAAAGATCACATACCTTGTGGGGTCATTCTCTTCATCTGTTGAGGGAGTGTTAGAGAATGTGGGGTTGACCATGTTTTTGTTGAAAACATTTTGGTCAGAGATGTCGTCCAACAAAGTAGACTGAGTATTAGCAGCACCAAAGTCAGGCAACTTGTAAGTGTGCTGACCAGGACTTTCCCAAGCGTCACACTCAAATTTTGCGATCTTATCAGTTGAAGTAGATCCTGTGATCTGCAACTCACCGTCTTTAATAATGATCGTCTTGTTTGTAACAGTCTGGAAAGTATCATTCGCCAGAATAGTGGTGCTTGTGTTTGTACCTACGTTAGGTAGATCGAAACGACGGGTGCCAGACTGAGTTGAGATTGTATCAACGTTGAATTGCACTCTCTTTGCAGGGTTTTGATCACCTTGCAAGAAGAACTGTGCATCAGTCTGAATGATAGGACCATTAACAGTAAAAAATCCACTACCCTGTGGAGTCATTTCCATGCTTGACGTTGCAGATGCACTGTCAACAGCACGAATGATCAGGGTAGAGGATCCATCAGTGTTTTCTCTTCTAGTATTATAGAGAGATGCTGATCCAAATGCTAGACCAATCTCATTAATCGCTGACTGATATATCCCACTGTCTCGGTCCAAGTCAAAAGCTAATCCTGGTGCTGTTGCGCTACCTGCGCTCACACCACGGAATAGTTGATTGACCTTTGCCTTACGGTTTGGAATCAGAGGGTCAGAGATAACGATAGGCAGAATTGCCTCGCCAGTAACGAGGGCGTCTGCAATCGTATCTAATTGGGATATACGTTTAGTTGCCACGAAATCTCAGCACAATTGCTACAGTTTTATTTATAACCGTTTTTCTCCAACCATTCATTCGTCATGGGTGTAGGAGGATAAACTTCCCACATATTACCCCGCGCACATGCTTGGAGGGCACTCATTGTCATTCCTTCAGTCTTACCTGCCCAGAATGCTTCTTTCTCCCAGGGAATTGCTCCTGGTTGAAATCTGTAAGTATCAGCAGCAATCTCTTGCCAGATCTTAGGAACTTTGTCCTCATCCATAATGATAGCAATCATGGAGTTGTTGATAGTGCCTGCCATACAATCTTGTGCAGCGTGCCATCCTTCATGACGCATCACACTCATCAAAGTCTCAGGACGATGCATGAATGCTCGGTTGAGGTAGAAGTTGTTGCTCACAGTGTGGTATACACCACGATGTCCAACAGGGAAGTATTTTGAATCTGCAAGATATACTCGGACTCCAACCTGATTCAATGCTACAAGCATTTGGTTGAATTCATTAGAAGCGAAGGTAAACCTATCGGGACTATCATACTGAGACGAGACATCTAGAAGTGAAAAGACTTCTGATACCCCCTCAGTACATTCCTGCAGGAGCATACAACCCATAGAATGATTAGTGAAGTACTCACTATCTTTGAGTGGTTTGGCATTAACTGGCAAAGTTGCCAATCCTAGCAGTGCTCCTGCCAGTAATACATTGCGAAATTTCATACTAATACTCGGTTTAATTGACCATTGATAAAGTGAAGCATCATCCTAGGAAAGGGTGCATAATGTGCATCCCAGACTGAAGGATAGATTTCAATACTTTTCGTAACAAAATAAGGTTTTACCTTACCATGCAAACCGTTGGGCACATAACCTTTAGGATCTTCTCTTGAAAAGTCCTGAGTTTCTGTGTAATCAACTTCCCATAACCGTCCCACAGGATCTAAGAAAAATGTATATGCCCATCCGTCAAGATCTTTTGTTTGCAGAGATCTTTTGAAAAAACCTGCACCAAGATCATAATGACATAGGATGGTATCATACATTGTAAAATCCTCAAGAAAAACTCAATGTTGCCCTTGGTCCTAATACCATAGGCTCATGATACACATATTTAGGTATATACAGTATATCGCCTGGTTCCATAAAAACTTCACCAAGACCATCTACAGTATAACCTATATCTCCGATAACTGGCACAATCATGACATTTACTTCATCATTATGCCTACCAAATGTACTAGACCCACCACTAAGTGAAACGTATTGGTGGAAATCTCTCATACCATAGTTGAGTTTCATATGCTCTGCAAGAGGACGCATACTCCATGGAGTATAGTTTCCCTCACATACCATGGTATTCATGGCACCTCTGTGTAGGATGACATCTTCAGATTCGTTAAGAATTTCTTCAGGTTTCACTTTTGGTGCTATGACCGTGAAGTTTTTTTGTGCCCTGTCATATTCTAACTTATCAAATACATCTTCCCAAGTGATGTTACTTACATCAACTTTTCTTTTTGACAGCTGTGCTTGAGTCATAGAGTTTTTTAACTGCTTTAACTACAGCGGGAGTTTCTTCCCATTCCCAGGTGTCTCCACCTTTTGAGATAAACTGTTTCTTAGGCATTTTTCTCCTCCTTTTTTGTTTTGAAGTAGAGTTTATAATACCTCTTCTTCATTTCATTAATGGTGTCCATGTCTTCCTGGAATCCCATATATTTGAGATGTTGGGATGTACCTTCCATCTCACTAATTAGGAGCAGAAGACCCACCGCTGTGACAGGTCTCCCACCGAAATCATATTCAGTCAGGGACTTCCTCATAATTTTCAATCCAATCACTAAGATCAAACAAGATAGGATGACACCCTTCCAGCACCAGATAATCTGATGCTGTATAGAGATCGTCTAACGTATACTCTCGTGCAGTATCTGCATCGAGTTTGACTTCATCTAATTCACTCATAAACTTCGGAAGCTCTTCAAATGTAAACGGCATACCCTGGATGAAATACATCTGGACTATACCTATGTCTTGCAAATGATGAAACGAGCTTGTGATCCGAATCTTATTCATTTTAGAAGTTCTGCGTCATTTCTCCTAGTGACTCTGTAACGTATGCACTGACCGCAGCAGGATCAGGCACAAATTCTTCAGGGTCTGGGATATTTATCTCAGATCCTTTATCCTTTGTGATAAGCGGGGTCATCATACAAACTCCTCCGTCATGGATGATTTTGATGGTGTGACCTCTCTCAACAAGAGAGAATACGAAGTCAAAGTTTTCTTGGACTTCTGCACAGGATAACGTAATAATGCTATTCATGCGAGATAAGTGATTAGATCTTTTGGAAGGTTTTCATTGAAGGAAACAATAGTCTCCTGAAATCCCTCGGCACCTTCTTCATCAAACTTCCATTTGATCAACTCATCCACACCCTCGTTGTCCATCATTCTGATGGTGCGTTGAGAGATGTTGACCCAGATGTGCTCAAGGTAGGTTTCGTCAGTGGACATGGGAGCATGATGAAGACTCCCATATCATACATCAATTCAGCAGTAATGGCAAGCCATAGACCTGATGGGGTCCGAGTCCGCAACCTGTTGCCATGTAACCCGTGCCAACACCCGTGTGGATCAGTCCAGTAGCGACCTGATTCAGCAGGGCACCCGTGGGCACGAACTCAGCGATCACACCTGTAGGAGATGCGATGAAGGTTGAGTGGACACCTGCAGTAGATCCCATGATGATATCATTCATGGATGCAGGCATTGATGTGCCCAGACAGATCCTAGTCTGTGTTGGTGGTGCAAGACCAGGGATAGGAAGGTCAGTAGTGATATCAATGATAGCACCATTCACAAAGGTGAATTGACCCGATAATGCTTTGAGTGGGTTGAATACTGCAACGATCTCGAATCTACCACTGTTGAGGAAGGAAGAGATCCAGTTTGCTTCGTTAGTAATCTCACCAGATGCCACGTTTTCAATCGTGTTTGCTTCAGACTTAATAGTCTGAGAGTTAAATGCTAGTGAGTTAATTGCAGTGATCTTAACCTTTGCACCCTGAATACTAACGTCACCAGTGTATGCAATGTCATGATCACCCTCTTTACGAGATGCAGACTTCTGCTCTTTCTTGTCTTCCAAGTTACCAGATAGTTGACTACCCCATGGCACTCTACCCTGTTCATCTGCCTCAGGATGGAAAGGAATCTCATCAACAGGATAGAAGTGACCACCAGGCAATGCCTTGAAGTATTGATCACGCTCAGTCTGCTGAATATGGACCATGTTAATCATGTCCTGCTTCTTATTCTTCTTCCTAGTAGAAGACTTATCAGCACCACCAGTATCTAAACTGGAAGTAACATCAGTTCCTGCAGCAGAAATCTTAGTTGACTTTCTGCCAGTGCCAGTCTGACTGTCGAAACGTTGAGTTGACTTGATTGCCTGAGCATCAAGGTCACTCTTTGCCTCAGTCTTATCTGCCTTCTTAGATGATCCCTTAGACTTTGCTTGAGGACCCTGAGAAGCATTATCATTCTTAGCTCCTGTTACTTCCTCATGATAGTTACCCATGACCTTCAGATAGAAGTCACCCTCAACTGTCAACACATAGTTACCTTTAATGGTCTCACACTTATCCTTAGCAACGATCTTAGTTTCGTTATTAGGGATATTCTTGTGCTCGTTACCATGTCCATCTTGGAAAGAAGTAACACCACCAGGACCCTGTTTGATTTGTTTCTCAATACCAGGGGTCGCATCGTTGATCTCCTTAGCACCATTTAGTTGGGTAA